CTGGGCGGCCTGAATGTCACCACGAATATCGCCAACCGGACTTTGCCTGTCGTACTCAATCCACATCAGAAGCTCGCTTGCCGTCATATTCTGCCGAAGCTCTGAGAGCGTGCGCCCCATCCGGAGCGCAAGCGACATCAGAAACTTTACGCCGGGGGTTGAGACTTTTCCCGCGCTTCGTCCGCGTTGTTGATCAGGTCAAGCGCCTGTTTGAGCAGGCGTGAATGGACGGGGCCGTAGATTTCACGTACCTGCTCTTCTTCGTCTACGCTGAATACCGGTTGCTTATCGGTGTCGCACAGGACGTCAATGAAGAGAACCACGTCAGCGCAAAGATTACGGTGTGCCTTTTCCGATACCGACACATTTTCATCATCAGCACCCGCTTTCACCACTTCCTGCCAGCGCAGCCAGGCTTCACCTGACGGCTCACGGAGAACCACTTTGACGCCCTCCCACTCAGGAACGGCGACCGTCTTATGACGAAAACCAGACATCTTAGCCAGGGCGAGATTTTTAATATTCTTCATGCGACCTCTCAGGAGCCAGGCTCGATGTTTTCAGGCTTACCTTTCAGGCGCATGGAGAACGTTGCCGCCACTACGCCGTTGGTACCGGAAGACCAGGTGTGCTGGCGGATTTCAGCCAGGAACTTGAAGCCCTTGCCGGACGGGAAGATAACCTGGAAAGCGTAGGTCGTATCGTTGTCATACGCTTCACGCAAGGCGTCCTGCGCCGGATTCTTATAGAAGTTTCCGGACAGAGAGATTTCTGACGGAGAAGGCAGGCCGTTGATGTTCTCCTGCTCGGTAGAGCAAAGCGTTGTTACGTCGATATCCTGCTTCTGGCCACCAGTGAACTGAATTTCTTTGATGGTGCAACTCAGATCGAGGAAGGTTGCGGAATCCATCGTTTCTTTGGTGGTTGGCAGGGAGGAAATAAGGATCTTCGTCAGCTGCGATTTTTCATAAAGTGCAGACATAGCTGTCTCCTGGAAAAAGAAAACCCGCCGTAGCGGGTCTGTGAGTTAGTGGGTTTGTCAGACAGTGACCTGAAATTCCAGCGTCGCCCGGTAATACCGGTTCTCTGGTTCATAACCAGGGGTTTTGCTTATATTAGTGGGATTGAGTGGCTTAACTACCTGAAGCGCCATATCACGAAGATTCCGAGCCTCTTTGAGAGTCAGTGAGTAAACATCCACCTGAACCGATATCCCGGATTCGGCCTGTCCGCAAAGAACATCGGCGGTCACATCAGAAATAAGTGAAAAAATTACCCATGGCGGTGATATCGAGGGCTGGCCATCACTACCCAGCGGCGCAACGTAAGGATAAACCTGCCCTCCGGCCAGAGGCTTCAGTAAAAGATAAAGGTCATCTTCCGTCATTTACTCAGCACCTCGTCAATGGCCTGGTTCATGCGTTTCATAGCAACCTGCGCCGCCAGTTCTTCGCGGGTATCAAACGCAGGACGGACAAAAGGATGTGGTGGCATATTCACGGTGCCCATTTCGACAAATCGCCAGTAAAACGCGTTACGTCGATCACTGGCTTTCATTGAATTATCGCTGTTACCCGTTCGCATGTTCCGCCCGCGAATGTGAACACCGGAAGAGATATCACCACGTTTACGCGATCGCTGCGTCAGCACCACAACGTTTTTCTTCAGCTTGCCGGTTCGTTCAGGCGCTCTTGCTATCACCTCATCTTTCAGAACCTCAGCACCAGCCCGAGTGGCATCACGCAGAACTTTGTTGTTTTCGGCGCGACTCAGTAATTCCAGATCGCGGGATATCTCTTCAAGGCCAGAAAAATCCAGACTGATATCAATCATTTTTCCGCTCCATTTTTACAGAGTATTTCCAGCCTGGTGGCTTTACTGTCAGGTATGGGGGGGGCGATGATATTCAGTACCGCGCCTTTAAATGGCCCTGTGAGAACTTTTAATCTTGACGCAGCAGTCACATCACGCCGGAAACGGACCCACAGACGAATTGTTGCCTGTGCCGTTTCTGCACCCGATTGCAACTGCTCCCGGCCACTGATACCCAGCACTTCCGCCTGGATGGTTTTCCCCTCCTGCCACTCTTCAATCAGTTGCCCCGTTGTATCGCGCGCAGCTACATAGTTCAGGATAGTAACGCGATGGCGTAATCGACCTGCCTGCATATACCCTCCTTATGTTCCCGGGTGCTTCCGGTGCGGCCCCAGGAGAGCCTGAACACCAAACGGCAATGTGCTTGTAATATTGCCAATATTTACCGGCTCTCTGTTCTCGTACCAGTGGCTGACAAGAAGCATTAACGCCAGCTTGATATCGTCGCTGATGATGATGCCATCAGGGTCACTATCCGGGATGCTCGTATCGTATAGAGCCCTGTTTACAATTTTCTCAGCATGGGACTTTGCTGCACTGAGATATATCGCCAGTGTCTGATCTTCAGAAACATCATCGCTGTCTATCCGGCATTGCTGCCGTAATTCGGCAATAGACGGTTTCATTTGGTCTTCCCACGTTTTGTTTTCGGTGGCTCTGGCTCTGAAGGAACATGAACACCGCCACTACCAAATTTGATAATGCCAAGTTCGGCAGCAATTTCCTCAGCGCGGGCAGGTAGCTCACCGTCCGAATACACTCCAGCGGGAATGGATTCGACAATACAACCATCTGGGGACCACTTAAGTTCATGCAATAATTCAGGCATAAATCACCTCGAAAAATCGGGGCCGAAGCCCCAGAGAATTAAGCGCCAGTGCCGATCTGCAGCAGTTTAATGGCCTGAGAATCCACCAGCATTCCCCCGGTTCGTTTGGTGGTGTAGAAACCAACGAATGGTTTTTTGGTGTAGGGGTCACGAAGAATGCGGGTTCCGATGCGGTCAACAATGGTGTAACCACGCTTGAAATTGCCAAATGCAATTGCTTTAGCGTCAGCAGCGATATCCGGCATCTGTTCGTTCTCTGCCACACCATAACCAACCAGAGATGAAGGCTGACCCAGTTCCAGACCTGGACGCCACAGGTAGTTGCCTTCTGAATCTTTCAGGATTCGGATAGCAAACAGGCTGTTGTTGTTCATCATGAACTTCGCGCCATTGCGATGCACTTTGCGCAGCGTGTAGACCAGTTTGATGATCGCATCAGCCGTTACACCTGTCGCAGCGCCAGAGAGAATGTGCTGGAGAGTACCAAATGCACGAGTCTTGTCCGGATCAAGCGTGGAAGCGTATGCCAGAAAACCTTTCGGCTTCTTCGTCCCGTTACCGCTGGTAAAGGCGATTTCTTCCTGCTCTGCAAACTCCATTGCCAGTTCGCTGTTGATCCAGTCTTCGACGTTGAAAAAGGCATCATCCAGCATGGTTTGAGTCGCCTGCGGGTTACCGTAAATTTCTCCCATGAACGGCTCAATCTGACCGAGTTTAGACGCATCGGTTTCCGGGCGGGCATCCGTTTCACCAACCCAGCCGGAAGCCGTACCGCCGAGATTAACCAGTTTTTTATAGTTAGCGCCGCCGACTGTGATGGTTGTCGCCTCCTGGCGCATCACCACTTCATCTTTCAGAAGATTAAGGATCGTGCGATCCAGCTCTTCCGGCACGGCGTAGCCACCATCTTCATCCACACCGACCTGCAGAGCTTTGCGTTCAAGTTCGCGCAACCCGTCATCTTTGCCTTTGCGCATAAAACCAATGAAGGCAGTTTTATGTTCGCTTGCGGCTTTGCTCTGAGTGCCACCGGCTGGACGTTTAACCTGCTTCAGTTCCTCTTCCAGCGCAGATTTAAGCTCATCCAGTTCAGACAGCTTGCCGTTTAAGGTTTCAACCTCACCTGCCAGCTTGCCCTTTTCATGTTCAACAGCTTCCAGGCGCTTATCGTTCTTTTCTTTGAACGCATCAAACTTCGCCTGCAGTTCCTGCGCGACCTGCTCTACGTCTTTAACGTCAACTGACATAATTAACTCCTGATTAAAATTTGATGTTTTTCAGTGCATCCAGTGCGGTACTCACTTCATCAACATCACGCTGTGAAAGTGAGCTATACCCCCCGGCCATGAATGCTTTAGCCTGGGTGCGTGAGAGCCCAACATCGCGCAGGACTCGTTCAATACTTTTTTGAGAAGGGATTTCTCCGCGGGAAAATGCGCTTTTGACATCACTTACACGCGCTTCATCGTTCGACGGAAACGTGACGAGACTGACTTCCCACAGGTCGATCTCTTTGAGAAGGAACACGCCCTTAACACGGTCGTACTCCCAGTCTTTCAGCATGTAACCAATAGAAAGGCCGGTTAAAGAACCGGCCTTCATGTGGGCGTGTGCGCGTTTCGAAAGGGGGTCGTCATCAATGAGTAACCGGCCTTTAACATAAAGGCCAACCTCATCCTCTTTCATCTCAGTGTAAATACCGATGGGTTCATCCATACGGTGCTGCCAGAGTAATGCAGGGAGAGCATTCTTTTCTTTCCATGCCTGAAGGGAAGCCGAAAAAGCGCCTGGCACAACAACATCATCGTAGCTGTCCTTTACGCCAAAAACAGAGCCATAACCTTCAAACTCCCCGCTGTCGCTGACAGACTTTAGCTGTAGCGGAATATCCAGCCGCTGTTTAGTCATCGGCATTATGTTGTTCCTCGGTTGTTTTGTTCTTGCTGCTGTCTGACGGCTTCGTCGTCATGTTCATTGGCGTAAGGTAAATATCTCCGCCTGCGCGTGGGTTAAGTTCTTCAAGCTCCCGGCAGTCATTTGGTGAGTAAATCCCCCAGTTAATGCCTGTTGAATACGCCTCAAATCGCGACTTCATATCCCCGCGCAGCAATGCGCCGGCATTGAATTTTGCGTAGTACACACCCTGCTTTGATTCCTTCACCAGCCCGATGTTGATTCGCTGCTCAATGCGGGTCATGTACGGAACGAGTGAATAATTGATAAACCCCATGCCGAGGTTTTCAATATTGTTAAACGTCGAGCGGTCAGTGTTCTGCACCATGTGCATCGGCACCCGGAACAGGCGGCATATTTCCTCCAGCTGGAATTTCCTGGTCTCAAGGAACTGACTGTCTTCCGCATTGAGCGCCATCGACTTCCAGTCCAGTCCCATTTCGAGAATCATTGGTCGGTGCGCGTTGCTCAGCCCGAGGTGACGATCCTCAAAATCCTTTTTCAGCCTTGCGTAAGCAGCGTCAGTGAGCGTTTGCTCAGTGCGGAGTACGCCGGAGGTAACCGCGCCATTTGAGAACAACCGCGCCCCATGTTCCTCTGTTGCCATTCCCAGAGATATTGCTTCTCTTGCATAGGCTATAGGGTTCAGCCCCACCAGCCCGTCAAAGGTAAGCGTTCTGACATGCCAGATATCATCCTGCCCAAGCACATCTGTTGAGCCATCGGGGAATGTTACCTGGTAAACCGGCTGCCACTGGCTGTTAAGCTTTGGTTCAACACACCCGGGGTCAATGGGAAGAAGCTCCACCACCTCGCCAAGCGCTTTAACTTTGTAGGCGTAAAAATTACCGCGAAGACAAAGGCAGACAATGACCAGTTCCCAGAACTCCTGGGGGGTCATGTAATCATTTGGCTTCATCGTCAGTAATTTATGCAGCCTTTCGGAAGTCGCTTTTTGTTTACTGCTTCCGGTTATCTTGTACAGGTTACAGGGCAGCATGCCCATCGACTCAGCAAGAACCCTGATACAACCGAAAACAGCTGTAAGCCGCATGGCTTTCTGGCTGCTTACCCTTTTCCCTGTATAGGTGTCGTAAGTCATTCCCACTGCTTCAGCGAGTTCTGCCGGAGTAGTGACAGGGGCGTCACTTTTTTTGAACATTCCGGGGAAAAACATCAGTCAGTCCCTCCTCGCAATGTTTTCCCGGCCAGCGAAAGCGTGCGGGAAACCAGCCATGACCAGATAAGGCAAAGCATACCCGCACTGATTAAGCCTCCTGGCGGATAAATCATCCATACACCAAACGAAAGCAAAATAGCGCCCATCACCCCAATCAACGGGGCGAGAATCATCAGGATCATAACTGCCTCTTTATAATGAACGGACGCCGTAACTTTCCAGATGGTCAGAGAGGCTGTCCTGTTGTTCGCCGCCGTTTACAAGCATGCGGCTCATTGCGGTAAACAAGGCGGCAGGCCCGTCTATTTTCGCTTCTGGCGTGGATTTGTTCGGAAAGATATTGTCGTTTTTGTCAGGTTTGACGGTGACGTTAGACATCATCCAGTTCATTACAGGATGATTGCTGTGATGAAAACGCCCGCCGTAAACCAGCGATTCAACCTCTTTCATTGACTCAGAAAAGTTTCTGACCGTCTGCGGAACCTCCACCAGCGGCACGCCCTCTTCTGCCAGAGCCAGGCTAAACTGCGTTGCGCTCCACGGGTCGAATCCGGTTTCCTTCAGGTTTTCGCCGCTAATCCACTCCAGAAAATCAGCCTTAATCTGCGCATGATCGATAACATCACCATCGGTCAGTTCCAGCTTCCCAAGCTCAGCCCATTTGCGATACATCTGCGCCATTTGAGCGGAACATTTTTCCAGCCGCCCTTCGGGTAACCAGAATTTAAAGTCTGCATGCGCATGACCGTTGTCTGCCCGCCAGAGTTTTACTGCTGCGCAAATATCAATCTTGTGGGCCAGATCCACGCCAGCCCACATCGGGTAGGTTTTCAGTTCATGACGGGGGGCTATGAACTCACATTTTTCCCACTTAATCATATCCATCCAGGCTGACTCAGCGGTCACCCAGATATTCATGTGTTTGGTGAAAAAGTTAACCCTGGCGGAAACCTGTTCTTTGGCCTTCTTAGCCAGACGGCGAAGGTCATCCCAGCGCTTACAGATACCGAGTCCGGGGTTAGCCTTTTGCCAGACCGTTTCATCAAACGGATCATCATCTTTATCCAGGGTGAAGATGATGGCGAAAAAGGTATCATCCTTAACCGCGCCTTCCACTTCGCTGTTATAGCCACGCAGCACCTTAATGGCATAATCGCGCAGCTCGTAACAAATCCCTTCTTTGTTAAACCCGGCAGTCGTTATACCAAACAGGAGAGACTGCAATCGTGCGCCGGTTGCAGTTTCCAGAACGTCCCAGACATCACGGGTTTTATGCGCATGAAGTTCGTCGACGATGCCACAATGGATATTGAGACCATCCAGATTGTTGGCATCAGAAGAAAGCGGCTCAAACTTGGATGCTGTCTGCTCCTGGTAAATCGCCAGTTTATTGAACTCAAACAGTCGCCCCAGTGTGGGTTTCGCTTTTTTAACCATGTTTTTCGCATCTTCAAAAACGATGCGAGCCTGATCCCGCGTTGTCGCTGCGGAATAAACCTCTGCCCCGCCCTCACCATCGGCGCCAGCCATATAGAGACCAACGCCAGAGGATAATGTCGACTTGGCGTTTTTACGGGCTACCTCGTTATATGCCGTGCGAAACCTGCGGACCATCACAGGACGACCACTGCCATCATTACGCAGCACAATTTCGCCTGTTTCTTCATTTACCAGGGGGATAACAAAACCGAAGATGTTGATCAGAATGAAAACATGCCAGTCCATCAGCTCAATCGGCTGGCCTGCCAGTGATCCTTTAACATGGGGCACGAATTTATAGAAATTGAGGATATGTTGTGCGCGGGGCTCGCTGAAATAGATGCCACGTTCTTCACCGTGCTTCAGATCATCAAGAAATCGCTGGCACGCGAGACGGACAAATTCACAGGCGATAACTTCCCCGGCAACGACGCGTTCGGCATAACGTATGCCATCAGAAACTTTAGCCATCAGTCCCTCGAATTAAGAAATTGACTTAACAGGTCATCATCGTCTGGTTTGTCTTTACTGACCTTAGACCTGCTGGAAGGAGTCATACCAAACTCCGCTAACATCGCGCGAAGTCGCTTCCAGGCATCAGCTTTCATCATGGCTGCCGGATGCGGCTTGATCATGCGTATTTCACGCTCTTTCCCTTCATCAGCATCATCATCGCTGTATACCGCATAGGTATAACCTTCCCGATCCAGCGTTTCACAATGATGGCGGTATTCCGTATACGCCTCTACCAGCAACTCCAGAGCCCTGGCATCCAACTGAGATATGACGCCAATGGCATCAAGTTCTTCGGCCATCCGCTTAAACCAGTACTTCCCCTGCTTGTCGAAATGCTTGGGAACTGGGGGGACCCCTTTAGGTGGCTGCGGCTCGTTATTGTTGATCGGTCGTTTGGATGGGTTACCCCTCACCAAACGCAGATGGGTAGGGGTTTTCGGCGGTCCTGACATAATCGAAAACTCCTATTAATCATCGGCTGGGGGACCCCAAAAAAGTTTTCTAACCTGCGGCGATGTGAAGAAAGGCTAGGCGGCGGTCCTTTGGGTGCCTGGCTACAGGGATTTGACCTCCCCCTCCCCTCCATGCCTGTTGATGATAATTACTATCATTTGAAGCGCTCGCGCCCTGTTTTCGAGCGATGACATGGCCAGCACAGGCTTTCGAGGTTCGAATCATCATCAGTACCCCCATGTGCCTTAGCCTTGATATGATCAACGGTTGTAGCCGCGACAGCGCGTCCAGTACGCAGGCAGTTCTGACACAGATGATTATCACGCTTCAGGATGCGGGCACGCTTGATATCCCACTTGCTACCGTAACCACGTTCATGCCGACTCTTACCCTGCTGATGCTGTTGCCAGCCTTCATTGCGGTGCTGCTCACAGTAGCCTGAACGGTCCGTAGTCGTACCGGGACAACCTCTCTTGCGACATGCGCGAGGGATTAGCGCTGGCATTTGCCACACACCAGGGCTAACGGGCCAAGCCCTTCACTGTACTGCTGAATGAGTTTATCTATTTGTCGCTTAGCTTCATCGGTATCGAGTGAAACCTTAATAGTCATCTCTCGCGTTGAATAATGACTCACACCATTGCTATACGTTTTCCTCCACTCTTCAATAACCTTTTGTGGGTCTTTGGTGTACGGAACTCCAGACATACCTTCTACAGCACGGACAATAGCCCATAACCAGGCAGATGATCGTGAAATGTCCATATTGATAGATGAAAAGCTATATCTAAATTTTTCGGCGCGTTCAATGAGGTAGGCAACTTCATTCTCCATAAAATCTGCCAACCACTTCGTTTCTTCTATTTTTTTGTGTTGTTCAATAAACAGAACAAGATGTTTGACTCTTTGGCCACTTAGAAAGTTATCAGCCATTAATGATTCGTCGTTTTTTTCATTCATGATTTGTTTTCCTTTTAGGCGTGAGCCTATCGCACGGCAAAGCCGCCGAAAGTTAACGGTTTGCCCAGGCTCACAGCTGAAAGACTTTCTTTGATGTGCGCGTGCGATGCGCATAAAAAACCCCGCTATTGCGAGGCTATGGGGTTGTTGTTTGACTCTCTCACCGAATCGTAAATACGTTCACACGTCATCCCGGCGGCATAGCGTTCGTCAGCGATTCCAGCATAACGTTTAGCTTCTGCTGCAATATCTCCGAGCATGTCGGCGAGCATTCTGGCGTCGGCTCTGGTTGTTTTGCTTCGGACGGTAGCGGCAAGATCTGCGGTGTGCTTTGCGGCGTCCAGGCTGGTAGCGAGTTTTTTGGCTTGTTGCTGCAGCTTGCTAACAGTGGCAGACAGACCAGCAGCAGTGGCAGCAGATTTAGCAGCTTTCGCTTGTGCATCCTTTACGGCCTCATCACGGGCAATTATGCGCCCTTGCTCAATCATGCGGGCGGCGGTCTGCGCGTTCGCTGTTCGCGATGATTCCGCGCTATTACGGTCAGCCCACTTCTTTTCCCAGCCCCGATCACTCCAGACATTTCCGGTGATAAACGCGCCTACCACCAGCAATATTAGCGCCAGTGGTTTCCAGTATTGTTCCACCAGCGCGATATTCATGATTACCCCGCCAGTTCGACTGCGCGAACAAACGTATCGAATCCGTAAGGCTGGCTACCGTTCTCGTGCTTAATGATTGCCTGTAGCAATTTCATCATGAAACGGCTGTCGCTGGTATCGATGCGCTGGTCGGGGGTAACGCCCGCCGCCTGAGCCACGCTGTTGATATACGCCTGTGTGTTGTTCTCGTTTGGCGGGGCCCAGCGTTTGATAATGCCGCTTACAGTGTTCAGACCATGCTTGCGCTGGTAGTTGCGCAGGATGATGATCATCGCCCGGATACCATACTCAGGCGTGGTGAACTGGCAAAATGCTTTATCGGTGCGCTGTGTTTTGGGTGCCAGGCCCTGCCATTCGTCACCCCAGCGGATATTGCCGGGATTATTGTTGCGGATACCGCGGGAAACATTACTGGTTGTCATCGGTCACCCCTGCCCTTTTTTTGAGTGCGCTGATAGCGATTTCGCGCAGTTTGTCTACGCCGACGAATCCAATCACACCACCAACGAACGGTGATATCGATACAGGAAGGCCAACCACATCAAGCGCGCTGGTGATGCATAAAGAAAGGGCGCCACAAAGGACACCCTCAAGCCATTTATTTTTTCGTGTTGCACCGTCATATATCAGACGACCATAGGCAATGAGTCCGGCCATTGACGCCCCCAGAATCTGGGGCCACGCATTTTTGAGTCCGGTCAAAACCGCAGCCCAGAATTCAGGGTTCTTGTCATTCATTTTCATAGCCTCACCTCGCATAGTTAGCGGGTGCTGTTTGTAGTAAGGGAGCAGGCTTCACGGGCTGGATTTATCAACAAAGCACGTAGCGGATGATTCCCGTGAGGCCTGAAATTAAAAAGGCCGCCAATGGGCAGCCCTGTTTTAATGAAAAAAAACCGCTGACATCACGGGAAGCAGCGGCTAATAGGCACGGTCAAAGTTTTACTTATAGCTATTCGTCAAATATTGCATGAATGAAAAAACACATCAAACGCAAAAATTGAACACTTTTGGACAATGAGCTGAACACTCACGCTCCAGAAACGCAAAAACCCGCACGATGGCGGGTTTCTTTTTTGTTCTGTTGCTCAGTTCGCTTTAACGTCCAGAGCCTACCACAATTTAAGCACTTTCTTGCTCACTCTGCAACTTAAATCTGTCGCTATTTGTGCCGAATGCGTCACAAACTGGAGCGTACAGGATCGATTCTGCCAGACTTAGCCAAGTGTCAATGCGACGACGGCAGGTGATCAGTGGCCAATCAGGATGTTTAGCCTGCAGTTCATTGGCCATCTGCAGCTTGCTCTTACGTAGGCGATGGCGGTCGACAATCACGCTATAGAGCGATCGGTAGTCATCATTCATCAGTACAGATGCAATGACACCGTCCACTAACAACCCTTCTTCGTCTGAACAGAACGCCAGGCCGCTTTTATTTTTGCTGTTGAGGATTTCACGCAGGTACGCTTCAAGTTCAGGCTTGGTGATTCCTGATTTCTTCATGCGGCGCAGAGCATCATTGATAGCTGTCTTGGTGATTTTCCCAGATGCCAGTAGCTGGTTGAACATGTTCCCACCACTACCGCCGCCGATATAAGACCAGCGGCCCCACATGCGCAACTTACCCTGTATCCAGATGCTTTCCAGAGTACGAAGACGAACCATTTCACCAGATTTACCAACTTCAGAAGGATTAATCATTTAGCGTTCTCCACTTACGCCAGTACGCCGATTGCCAGCGCACGATCTATAAACCGAAACACCAGGACCAGTTGGTCACCGTATTTCGCTTCAAATGCCACAGGATCAGCATGCAACTCGTCGTGATGCTCTCTGCACAGAGGTATCACAAACAGGTCGTGTGCCTTTGTACCCATTCCACCCTGCCCGTGGCCAATCAGGTGGTGGGGGTCGTCAGCTTGCTTGTTACAGCAGACGCACGGCTGGGCCTTAACCCATCTCGTGTATTTCTCATTCACCCAGCGGCGACGCTTGGGTTTAAGCATGAAGGATTCCGGCGTCTCTGGGTCAACCTTCATTGCCACTATCTTTTTCGCTTTCTCCTGTACCAGTTGTTTGGCGGGTAATGCCGGAACAATATCGCTTTCACGTGTTACCGACTGGTGAGTCTCTTCATTCAGACGAAGAGCTTTATGGGCTAAGGCTTCAGGTATTTCGTCAGCCAGGTCGTTCCTGACCATCCACCAGCAAAACTCCGGCAGCGTCAGAATGTGGTCCTCACTGAAACCTAATTGGCCGTTTACAACCTTCAGTAGCCAGGATACCAGGTTTTCACGGGCTATACCCGCCAGACCTTCAGTGAACTGATCACGAATTTTTAAGTCACAGCCCCAGCACGTGCGGATTGAGCCAGGTGCATGCCGGGTTATGGTGTAGTTGCGATCGTGCCACTCGCTGTGTGGGTACTGACATTCCAGTTTTCTTTCGAGCCAAACATCCAGTGAATTGAGTCCACCTGCACGATGTATGACCTTCTGATTTTCGAAGACATCACGCATTAACGGATCATTCTGAAGCTCCTGAGTTGTCTCAGGCAGCAGACCAGACGGTAACTCAGCCATTGACTCTGCCTGTGGCTCGATAAGAACACGCCCACGTCTGAACAGATGCATCAGTTCACTGCCTGGGCGAAATATCACTACCCCGGTCATCGGGGCCACTTCAGGTGTCAGTAATGCCCTCACGCTACCTGCCCCTTAGCAATATGCTCTGCCCACAGACCACCAATCCAACGAACCCCTTTGGCGGTGAAGCGGGACTGATTGAACGCGTAATTTGTCTGGTTTGTCGTACCCGTCTTCACCTCGAAGCGCCCTGCTTCGATATGCTTGCTCTTTGGCGTGAGAACACGGTTAAGCCGGTACATGATGCCGTTCTCAATCAGGAACATCGCAAACTCCGGCTCTTTGGCATTAAGCAGCTTGGCAACCTGTCGGAAAGTCATTGAACCAGTAGCCGTCACATAACGATCAACGAACTCAGCCTTCGGCGCGGCTACTGCCAGTTCTTCGCTCAGGCGCTGTTTCTGTTCTGCCAGATCAGCAGCAAGGCGCAAAGCTTCAGGAAGTGACCGGGGAACAATCATTCCACCGCTGCTCTCCAGTTCCTGCCAGCGGTCAACAAGTCGGGCGGTAAACTCCGGCGATAACTGGGCAACGATCACATAGCTGTCTCGTTTGTTCACTTCATAATGATGGTAGGTCTGACCGTTCTGGGGATGGGTGTACTGCAATGCAGCATACCCTCCAATCACACCGGAATTCATGAGTCGCTCTATCGTTACGCAGACATTGCTGTGCCGGGAATCAACCAGTTTCGCAATCTCACGGCTGGACATGGTGATCTGCTGACCTACCGTCGCTGCATGATGGGTCGGACACGTTACGGTTATGCTCATCTGTTGCATGCTCTGTCTCCACTTATCAGGCGGCTGCACCCGCCATTGGTACATGTTTAGTGATCGATATTTCTACTCGCCCACCAGGTACTTTCGGTCCCCACTCCACCAGCATGCGTCGCACCTGACTGTCGTCCTCCCAGATGCCTGCATGTGTAAGCGCGTCAAACAGCGCTTTGTTGTAGTTGTCTATGTCGCGGCGGCGTTCATCAGGTGGATAGAGAACAATCTCTACTGATGCCTGTGATGATGACGGCTTAGGGAGAATGCGGAGTTGCTCAACGATAGCCACACATGCTGCGCTCTGGTATGCCCTGCCTTTGGCACTGATGAGGTGGCGGCCAGCCAGTGGCCCCTTGTTAGGAGCACGCCAGTAGGTGTTTACGCTCGGAGGAAATGGCAGTACCAGTTTCATCATGATTCCACCCCAAAGCGCCCGTTCATGCGCCCTATTTTTCCTACGAACTCCAGCAGGGTTATCCCCAGTGGCTTTATCTTCTCGTGATGCTTCTTCAGGATCGGCGGGACTGTCTCGTTCCAGTTTGGTTTGGGCTTCACCTTCATTGCTTTCCTAATCTCGTCGCTACAGCGTTTAGCCTGAGCCTGAATAGCGTTCTCGGTTTCCTGGTTCATGCGCCTTCTCCTTTCGCCCAGTCGATGTGCATTATGCTGCCCGGAATCAGATGCAGGTCTGGTTTAACAGACTGGTTTCCCCAGTGATGCCAGCCGGGGGCCGCGCAGCGGCTGAACAATTCAATGCGTGACACATCGCCATATAACTGCTCCAGACGGTAACGCGCTTCTGCTGGCTTCTGGCTGTGATCGCCGAGTGGGCTGTAGATAACCTGCTTGATGCTGGCGTTCTGACGCTCAAGACCTCTTCCTCTGGTGGCGATCAACAGATCCTCGGTATTGGCGCGGGTATGGTTACCACCATTCATTCGGGTCTGAGCGTTCAAAAGGTCGAGGAAGTCGTAAAAGTCCTCTACTCCACCAGCCTGAAGCGCTTTGTTGATGTGCTGCTCTGCCAGTGAGTTAAACTTCACCCAGGTGAATCCCTTCATGGTCCGAACCTTAAAACCCCACGCCTCAGCCAGTTCGATCGCTTCACGGGTATGTGTACCGGTGAACCACATGGCCAGAACGGAATCTTCCGCAGCCAGCTCCCAGACGGGCAGACGTTTTATGTCGATGAGTTTCATCGTGCCGTAATGGTTTTCCGCTGCGCCATTGCTGATAGTGTTCCCGTATTCCCATGGTGGATCAGCGTAAATCAGTGAATAGTTCATTAACGGCCTCCCGAAAATCGACCAGCCAGATAACATCCGTCTTCGGCAATAACTGCTGGCTTAGCCAGGCCAAGACAGCGCTGACGTTCTGCCAGTATTGCTGCTCGCTCTGATTCAATGGCTGATACGCTGAACGCCTCCATGTAAATCGTCGCAGCACGGTGAAAGAGACCTTTCGACTCCAGACCTTTCGCCGTTCCCATCAGGGCGCTGACTTCAGGAGTAGGTTCAAACACTTCGAAGTGGCAATCTGCTGGCGGTTCCGCGTAGTAACGGAATTGGCGACCGTCGCGTTTACGCGTTGCCAGCCCTGAACCATGTAAGCGGCAAACGGCGAGTTGAAGTCTGTCCTGGCTGAATTGGGTCAGACCTTCGATGATGTCCCTGGTCGTGGAGCCGGGGTTTATAGCAATAAACATCTGGACCATTTTCAGAATGCTCATCGTTACCCCCTGAATCCTTCAGGAATGCGTGTATCGCACTCGTATTTGGATTTAAACATTGGGTCCTCTCGAACCTCATGTTTGCTCGCTGACGCTGATAACTTCAGAGACAATTCATCCCATTTTTCACGCAGCTTCGAAGGACTGAGAATATTTTTGCACCAGAAAGGATCACGATTAACACGACCGTACAGTTCGCAGATCTGGCGGTGATTGCGATTATCTTGAGTGCACATCAGACGAACCTCGTTAGCCCAGGAAACCCAGTTGGGTTCTTTAGGGCGAACCAGTTCACCGTCAGACTCAGCGGCTTGCTCGTAAAGTCGGATAATCTTTCCCCAGATCCATTCTGCGCAGGTTAAATCTTCCTGAGTTCCCCATTGACGTTTTGCTGCACTGAAAACCACCGCTGTTGGATGACGAGACAGAAAATCATTTGGATTAACCAAAGCGTCCGGTTGCGAAGCTTCCGGACAAGAAGGGGTTTTATTCTCTGTAGTACTCTCTGTTGTATTCTCTGTAGGATCATCAGTGCATTTTGACCTGATGACATCGGTTCGTTTTGACCTGATGGAGCGTGTCACTTTGACTTCTTCCATCGTGTCATTTTGACCTGATGGAACAGTGCATTTTGACCTCTTCGATTCGGTCACTTTGACTTCATCTAAAAGCTCGCTTTCATAGTTGATCGTGTAGAAGTTGGTCATGTCTCGTTGAGACTTGTTCAGTTGCTCAATTTTGAGCACACCGAGTGTCTTCAGGCGGGTGAAGGTACGCTTCAGAGTTGACTCAGACCAGAACGGGAACTGCTCCAGCCACTGTTCTGTCGTGTTGTAAATCCAGCGAACACCGTCACGCTCCATGCCAGACGTTGTTTCTTTCAGCCAGTAGTTAATCTGCTGCAATGCAATCGCCTCGTTCAGGCCAATGCTGTATGCAAGGTCAGGATTAATTACTATTGGCCTTGATGTCATTAACAGGCTCATTCGGACCCTCTATTTCCCTGAATTTACGCTGAAACTGTTCGAGAGGACTGAAGCACTCGTGCTCGTATCCGTCGCGCAGGTATATAACCCGTTGAGTTTCTGGTTCCCACCGGATAACCCTGACAGGGATTCCGTAGCTGTCTTTAAACCGTCTGTTGAGTGCTCGCATATGCGTTTCGCCCTCCGCTGGAACACACCCACAATTGCGATAGCTCTACTGTGGTTACAAGGAATCCACCGACCTGATACCATGCGTTCATACCGAAACAACGAGGTTCCATGCACTGGAATTCCACGGAGTTGCGGAAGACGGTTATTTGCCGTTAAACTGTTCATGCGTTAGTTTCTCCACTGATACGACACGCCACGGAGCCCGGAGCTGCACACTCGCGGGCTTCATTCTTTTCTGGAAGGCAATAGACTCGTGAAATCAGGTTCAAAAACGTCATAAGCGTTACCCGGAACTGGTAAGCTATTTCGTTCAGGCTGTCCCATTCCCCTTTATCAACCACGCCATCATCGATGTATCGACGGTATGCGTTGACTAGATCCCCGAGCCTGCCCACCAGCTCAGCCAGCTTTAAGCCAATCTCTTCGTTCTCTGTTTCTGGTGCCGCGCCCGGGATATGGATCCCGTTATCGGTTTGACGAGAAAACGCATCAGCTATGTAGCTAACACCAGCAGCTTTCTGTAGCACCATCGCCCACCCCATAGGGAAGATCTGATCCCCATCCACACGAAGGCGGTTAAACAGCGCATTCTCTGTTACCCCCAACCATTCCGCCGCCTCGGCATAGCCTCCAGGCAGGTCGGTAATCGTCTTTTTAATCGCTACCACCAGCCAGGCGGGCTGACGTTCTACTTTCCAAATAGGTTCGTTACCCACGGTTAACCCCTTAATTCTGTGGTTATAAAAATCAGCTCGTCTGCTACTGTTTAGGGTAAATGTCAGGACGAAGATCAGATTTGCTGATAATCCCAGCGGTTGTTTCCTCCAGCTTTTTAGCCAAGGAAAAACCTGCCTTTTTGTAGCCATTGAAAACTAAACGCAGGTAGCCAGGCGTGGAACCTACGCTTCCAGCTAATTCGCCTTGCTGCTCTTTAGTTAAAGAGTCCCAATACTCTTTCATAATATGTACCTCCTGTGTACATATTACACGAAAGAAATGAACCCACAAGGTACTTGTACCATAGGGGTACACATTGTTTAATTTGCTGATGAAAACTATCCAGGAAATCAGGCGATTAAACGCCCGAAAATTGAGAGATGGTGTTGGGGGTAATAGCTACTTCGCTAACATGATCGATCGTGAACCTACACAAACCAGCCGGTTTATGGGTGAAGGTGCCACCAAAGGTATTGGTGACGCTATGGCAAGGCATATCGAAAAATGTTTTGACTTGCCTCAAGGTTGGCTAGATACCGAACATCAAACTACCAACATTGCTAAATCACCCGACGTTTCAGACGTTAATAGATCAATTACGATGGTCCCGGTTATATCCTGGGTGCAAGCCGGAGCATGGACGGATGCTGGTTATGCAGAGGTAGATTTGAGTAGTGTAGAAACATATCCTTGTCCCGTTCCGTGCGGGCCAATGACTTATATCTTACGCGTCATTGGTGATTCAATGATCGATGAGTATCGTCCTGGCGATATGATTTTTGTAGATCCAGAGGTTGCAGCTTCTCATGGCGATGATGTTATTGCTTTAATGCATGATTCTGGCGAAACGACGTTTAAACGATTAATAGAAGATAGTGGCGAAAAGTTTCTTAAAGCTTTAAACGCCAACTGGCCAGAGCCATATATTAGGATCAATGGTAATTGCTCGATTATTGGCACCGTTGTTTTCTCAGGAAAACCACGACGGCACAGGCATAAGCCTTAACCCATCATCACAAACCTGCTTCGGCAGGTTTTTTTATCCTTGACAATGTACCCTCAAGGTACATAATGTACCTATACGAAACAGCGAACAGGCAGGACGCCCACGAAGTAGCCGCCGGTGGCATATGAATAACCGGATGATTCGCAGGTAACAAAAAAGCGCCCACAGGACGCTTAGCTCTTTAACAATCTGGATATACCCAACACAATTAGTCACTTATTTGTCTTGAGTTCATCCAAAACTTATTATCGCAGGAGGGGCAATGAGTTCGAAAATGACCGGCACTCCACATAACCTCCATGGGCTGAAGTATCGATACTTCATGTTTTGCAAAACAACGTGGGCAAAGGTACACAGACTCGGGTCGCTCGTTCACAAGTACCTTTTTCGAGTACACCAACGTACCCGAATCAAGACGCTCAAGTTCATAACCTTCAGTTTGGCTCTTAAAGTCTTCAAACTCTGCAATTTTTGCTTTGAGAAGCATTGTTTCTTCCTCGCGCTGGCGGATCACATCGCCGAGGGAGAAGCACTCCGCCTGAAGCGCGATTAATTTGTTTTGAAGTTCGATAGTTGCAGCTTTCACTTCAGCATCAGTCTTTGCGTCATTGATAACTTTGACGAGACCGGCAGTCTCCTTGATAGCGGTCATAGCCGCTGAAAGTTCAGCGATCACCTTGAGTACTCATATTATTGTTGGGGGTATCCAGATTAACCGAATCCTTGTTGTTGGGGAATAGCAGGATCCACCTCGCCTGATGTGGTTAAAAGCTGGCACGAAACATAAAAGCTGTGTGGAGTCTTGGCGGTACCAGTACCAACCTTTGAAGTCCCTGGTACCGCACTTTTTACTCAACTGAAAGCGCGTTCTGTCCCTTGTCATTAAGTGCCAGTTCGTTAAATCCAAAACCAGCGGAACGCGCTTTCAATTGAGTGGAGAACTAAGCACCGGCATTGCAGTACCGGTTATGGCGATCAGCCTCAAGCATCCACTGGGTGCTTGGTGATGGTAATAACGCCATCTCAACCTTACAGGAGACGTTGAGACTGTTCTGGTTGAATTGGAGAAATATTCTTAGCCCGCTTCGCGGCGGGCACTTTTTCTGGAGGTTGTATGTCTGCGAATGATCTGGCGGTTAAGTACGGTACTTACCAGCCCGAAAATTTACTGATTATTCTCCCACTGGACGAAGCATCAGACATCATTCGCGAGCGTCTTCGCGCCGAAGTAAGGAGTGAACTGGAATCTGAATATGAAGATCGTATTTCAGACGCCGAAGAAGATGCTTCCGAATGGGAATCGAAATCTGATAGTTACGAATGTGATGCTACCTGCTTCGCCAGAGCAGTTGAACAGGCTTTACTGGCACCATCATTCGAAGAGGCAAAGATTATTCTCGAACGAGTTCGATCGGATAACAGGGAATATTTTTAACTAATTATTAATTCGACGAATTAGGCAGCATTCATAGTGCCGGGATTCGTGCAACCAAAATTCAGCGCCGTGCAGGGCGCATATAACACGGAGAAACTAACCATGACGACCACACAGAACGTCACTGAGTTACAACCACGTATGACCAGAGAACAACTGATCGATGCTGCCCGTAAAGCGGCCCCTCTCCTTCCTGTTGCTTACAGCGGGATCATGACAGAACTGGCTAACCGCCTTGATATCGTCAGCGTGGCGCTGTGCGAGTCAATGGAACAGCGTAAAGCACTGGCCATTGAGAACACCGTTTTACGCGACGATGTTAACTGCTGGGCCAAAGAGTGCGACCGCATCGTTGAACGTCATACCAAATCGCCGACCAATATGCACATGCTGGAGGCGCAGAGAGAATTGCGCGAGTTAACTCCAGTAACCGATCAGGTTATTCGTGATATCCAGGCCACTGGCGTGGAAAAGTACGCATACGTCACTATTGCCATAGGGAAAGAAGAGCAAGAAGAAAGCATTGTTTACGCTGGTAATCAGGCTCTCTTATTCGCTAACCAACTTCGTGAAGGTACTGCGTAATGGCCGCTAACTCATTCAAACAAATGTCACGTGATGGGACCATCAAGCGCACCGATACCGGGATGTTTATCAGCCTTGAACATATCTACGTGCGTGAAGGTTTCAACAAGCGTGAAGACGACGAACGCACCCGTCAGGCAGATGACGACCTTTTTAACTATCTGATGAACGGCGGCACCGTTCCTCCGCTGGAGGTTATCGCACGTGATGAAGGCGGTGTGTGGGTTGTTGAAGGCCATCGCCGTCGTCGCTGCTACGCACGTTGTGCTGAAGCTGGTAAGCCAGTAGACCGCATTCATATCATGCCGTTTAACGGTAACGATGTGCAGCGACTGGCTCGCATCATGACCAGTAATAACCAACTCCCACTTTCCGATATTGAACAGTCTGCTGTTATTCAGGAGCTTCATAACGCTTTCAACCAGACCACCAGCGAGATTGCAAAGCTGGTCAATAAGTCTGTAGCGACCGTTGAGAAGTTGCTCACTCTGAGCACCGCTAATTATGACGTTCAGCAGGAAGTTAAATCTGGTGCCGTATCTGTTGATGTTGCTGTTGACCGCGTTCGTGAGTTTGGCGAACAGGCTGGCGAAGTTCTCCAGCACGATAAAGCCGTAGCCGCCGCCCAGGGGAAAACAAAGGTTACGCGCAGTTCTATCGCGCCAGAACTCAACATTAAAAGTGCTCGCCGGTTCGTGGAGTTAATGGCCATGGCGACGATCAGCGATGAAGGCGTGTTCAATTTGCAAGGCACGGCACTGGCTGAAGCGCTGGCGATCATCGACGAACATAAAACCATTGCTGAAGCTCGCGAAACCTATCGCCTTTCACAGCCAATCCCTACTACAGAGATTATCGGGAAGGTGCTGTATGTGAAGCTGGACGGTAAGGAAATCGGCTCGGCAATAATTTATCGCGGGAAGAACGTCACTCTGGATTTAGGCGATAAAAAAATAATCGCCAGCCAGTCAAAAGCAGTGGCCCACTTCGTTAAGCAATACAAACTACAGCAGGGAAATAATCATGACAGCCACCAATAAACCAATGACCGGCGCTCAGCTTGATGAACTGATGGCTGTCGCTATGCGCATGCAGTCTGACAGTGAAAAGATGGGTGAACGTCCTGTGTCCTTGTTTGCCTATGCGGTTCAGATTGCTGTTTTAGAAATTCGCGAAGTGCGCAGTAAGTACGAAGAACTGCAATCACAAAACGCAGACATGGCAGTACAGCTCGCTAACGCCGAGAGCAAGTGCAGGGAGCTGGCGGCGGAGAATGCGGGGCTAAAAAATCCAGATAACTGGTTGTCACAGAGTGACTACGGTTACGAGGAATCTGAGGTTGCCACTCAAAATGGAGCAACTGAAGACGAATCCTTGAGAGCTGGTATGGTCGCAATTATTAATCGAATTGAAACCCCAGCCACAGACGCTTTCCTGGCTGAAGTGCGGGCGCAGGGTGTGGAGATGTTTGCCAAGAATGCGGAGGGTGCTGAACAAGGAAACGGACTGATGAAAGCAATCGCACGACGCGCCGCTAAGTTCGCCGCCCAACTTCGCAAAGGAGCCGCGCTATGAGCAAGCCAACCGATGAGGAAATCATCCAGGTGCTTCGTGACCATGGCAATTGCATGACCTATGTGGTCACTCACTGGTTACGCGATAAATACAAGGGAACCAAGACAGCGTATGTACTGCGCCGCCTGAAAAAGCTTGAGGCCCTCGGTGCAGTGAAGCGAGTGAAAAGCAGTTATGCGGTTCAAATCTGCTGGGAGGCAGCCCAATGACAGCACTCAACAAACAGGCATACCGCGCTGATGGCGGTGATATTGGAATTGGTCGTCTCAAAGAGATTGCTGATAACGCATATAGCGATGAAGAAAAGCGCTGGCTGGCGCAACGGGTGCTGTCGCTGCTGGATGAGAATCTCCAATTACAGCGCGACAAAGATTCTCTTGAAGCAGTTGCGATTGCTATGCGTGACGATATGCGGGATGCGCGTGAAAAGCTGGAAGCAGCAGAGAAGCGCATCGCTGAGCTGTCTGCGAGCCACAGCAAATTGCGCGACACAATGACGGGAATCCACAACACAATTCGAATGGATGGCGGCTATACACCACTGGCAGCAATCCTTAATGCTGCTAAACGCGCGCATGAAGAGTCAGCTACCGCCGCTGGCATTGGCGTGAAGGGAGAGTGAGATGAAAATGGGCGAACATATGGAGCCAGTTATTGAGCTTCTTGAAGAGTTGAACGGTAACAATACAGACGCGAAGCTAAAACTTCTTGCTCTGGTTATCTCTGAGTACATGCTTAATGCGGATGTCACCGGTTTTGAAGTTTCTGCCGGGAAAATGAAAGTTGCCGTTGATATCAGCGTGGAGGACTAACGCATGACAACTAACAACCACCCGGCGCACGGTCCTGTATCACTCGATCGCCTGCACCAGATACGCGAGCACCTGCAACATGATACCCAGTACTCAAAAGGCGGGAACAGAGCTTACATTCTCGCTGATGTATTGAAGGTGATTGATGGGGCTATTGCGGCGTTTGATGCTGAGCCTATGGCGTGGCGATGGTTCCATCTAAATCAATGGCATGTTACCAATGATGAGGAGCGAGCAAGGGATTTGGCTTGGGATGGCGTCAAAGTGATACCACTCTACACTGCCCCGCCAGCGCAGGTAGTGCCGGAGAATTACGTAACAGCAGAACACCGTCGCGTTATTGAAATGCTGCTCAATGTTTGCGGGGCCGCATTCGAACTCGCAGATGATAGCTGTCAGCAAGAGGTTGATGGCGAAGAGTGCCACGTTGTTCCAGACGACGCATTTCAGAAGCTAAGTGATGCGCTGGACGAAATCGAAAACACTCTCCCGACAGAAGATGTCGACAGGCCAGACGTATTTCTTGCCTGGTCGGCAATGCCAAGGGCAGCGCTGAAATCTATTCTCCAGGCTGGCAACTCTCCGGTAACTCCGGATGACGTACTCCGCATGGACTGGCTGGTATCTAAAACCGTTGATGTTCGTGAGCCTATGGTTTACGGAAGCCATAGCATTTTCTGGTCGCAGACCATCACGGATGAAGATGACGATTATCACGCGACCAAATTACGTGAGCAAATCGATGCAGCTATGGCAACTGAGCAGGCAGCAGCACCGCAGCAGGAGAATGTATAACGTGAACAATTTAATGATCGACCTCGAATCCATGGGCAAAAAACCAAATGCCCCTATCGTCTCCATAGGTGCCGTGTTCTTCGATCCGCAAAGTGGTGAACTGGGTCAGGAGTTTTACACCGCCGTTAATCTTGAAAGCGCTATGGAGCAGGGAGCAGTGCCGGATGGTGACACTATTCTGTGGTGGTTAAGACAAAGCTCAGAAGCACGATCAGCAATCTGTGTTGATGATGCGATGCCGATATCGTCTGCACTATCTGAACTGAGCTATTTCATTAATCGGCATTCTGATAACCCAAAATATTTAAAAGTTTGGGGCAATGGAGCTACTTTCGACAACGTTATATTGCGCGGAGCATATGAGCGTGCCGGCCAGGGTTGCCCGTGGCAATTTTGGAATGATCACGACGTAAGAACCATCGTTACGCTAGGCAGAAGTGTAGGATTCGATCCTAAGCGAGATATGCCATTCGATGGAGACATGCATAACGCACTGGACGATGCCCGGCATCAGGCAAAATATGTATCAGCCATCTGGCAAAAATTAATTCCTGCTGAATGAATTAATAGAAGAGGTAAAATTATGACTACTACCGATTTTATGGAAGAGCAGGAAGTGTTTGACCTGCTCAAAAAGAAAAAAACGGCAATCTGGCGTTTACGAAAAGAACATGGATTCCCTAACCCGGTGCTTACCTACCCTTCCCGATACAGCAGGAAAGCTGTAATGAAATGGATAGATGAGGGTGGCGTCAACCGAGCTGTTTGACATGCCAGAATATCTTATCAGCATACAGTTCATACGCCGCTTTCTGCTCCACCAGCCAGTCGTGTTTGTTATAAACCGCCATCACTCCCCCCAGCTCATGCCCCAACATCTTTTCAAGGACGTGGGGCATCACCCCCTCCCCTGACAAATTCGTTACCAGAGAACGTCTGAAGTCGTGCGTTCGCCATTCTGGTATATCAATCTTATCCCTTAACTTTTTCATGTAGAGATTTGCTGACGAACGATCTATGGCCTTGTCCAGTTCCTGACCGGGAAAGAGAACATCGTTACCTGAATTAAGCAGCCTTTCCACAAATGGCTTTACTTGGTCGAAAACAGGCCTGCGAATCACATTTCCCATCTTGGAATGCTCTGATGGAGTTGTCCAAATCAGATCATCCATGTTGAACTCACTAGCGGTAGCAAGGCGAAGTTCTGACAACCTTGCCCCCCAAAGCAACAGAAGCTGATGAAGCACCTTGTTAGAGGTAACGATCTTGTTGTTTTCCAGCGCTAGCCATATTTTTGCCAACTCGGTATAGGTGAGAACCCGGCTACCAACATCAGGTTTCTTTCCTATGTTCTTAACGCTGAGCTTCAAAACTTCACATGAAGCGATCAACTGTCGGCTTATACACCAGTTCATAACTGATCTGAGCTGGAGAAGCAGCACTCTGGCCTTTTTTCCGTTTTTCTTTTCCTGCTTGTCGAAGAACCTTACCCAGGCTGAAACAGGAATGTTGACTACCGGTGCATCTGGAAATTCTGTGTACATGGTGTTGTACACAACCGACTTATAAAGCGTCTGTGTATTGGGTTTCAGCGTTTCAACATACTTGCTCCACCACTGGTCGAGACACTCCTTGAGCGTTAGCTCACCATCTTCTTTAGCAAAATAATTTTTAGGGTTTAGTCCCTTGAGGTACAATTCGCGCATCTCACCCACGATGACGCGAGCATCTTTCAGAGACATTGCCGGATAGCGCCCTATAGTAAGGCGCACAGGCTTACCGTTCCAACGGTAGCGATGTTGAAACGTAATCGTTCCTGTCGGGGTTATGCGTACACTCAGACCGTCACCATCTGTGACTTCGGGTGCGCCGCTGTAGGGCTTAGCATTGATGCTGCGAAGTTTTGTATCACTGAGGGCCACGGCTCTGTATCCTGTACACACTGAATTTCTGCATTCTGTACTCAATCTGTACGCAATGGCAAGTGAACGAAGTGATTTTCTAATCGGAAAGATAAGAAAGGATAGGAAATAAAAGGAATGAAATGCTTGATGATACGGGGAATGTTAGGATAACATGCGACTCAAGCTGAACGCTTGAAAATCAGTTAGATATATGTCCCCTTAGTTAAATGGATATAACGAGCCCCTCCTAAGGGCTAGTTGCAGGTTC